TTCTGAATGCTTTAACATCTACATTGCCGCTCATTATACTTTAACCTCTGTCCATCCCATCTCTGAATCCTTAAGAGCAATACCAACCACTGCTGTGGATGGTACATCATCTGTTTGGGCACTAGTAGCACACCCCAGCTCATCTGCTGTTACTAACAGATCGCCTTTTTTAACTTGTCCTGAAACCCTGACTGGTACTCTGCCTTTGAGAGCTACCATTACACCACCACTAAGTGACTCGTTCATAACAAATGCCGGATTGGCACTTACTACCCCAGCCACTCGTTTTGACATAAAACTATGACAAGCAGTGACTTCAGATTCGCCACCAACTACAACCACAGTGCCATGATCATACTTTTTATCTGATTCGTATTTTTCAGCTAAGTCAGCGTAAGTTGCTGTAAGCGTACTGCCGGCACCAAGCCCCCACTTACCAGTAAATGTTCCGGGTATAGTAGTTCCGCCGGTTGTGATGTTTTGAGTTGCTAAACTATTAAATGTTACATCGGCATTGCCGTCCAATTCTATATTATTGGCATTAACAATAATACCTGTGCCAGCACCTACATCTAAGGTTACATCACCTGATGTACCACCTCCAGTAAGTCCAGCACCAGCAATCACCGCTGATATGTCTGCGCTAGTGTTAGTGTTTACAATAGTAATTATATTACCAGCGTTTGTAACACTAATACCAGTACCGCCAGTAAATGTTACATTTTCATTTGATGTGACCGATTGTTGATCGCCTAAACCGTCGTCAGTGATAAAGTTCCAGTTACTAAAGTTATCAGCAGATGTTGATATTTCCCCTGACACATTGTTATAATTTATAAGTCCAGTGCCAGAAATTTGATTTCTAATTTCCGCAGTTGTTACACCCTGAAAGGCAAATACTCCAGTTACATTACTATAACTCAAAGTACCAAAGCCACCGATATTGTTAACACTCAAACTATCTCTGACTTCTGACTGACTAAGGCCCTCAGCATCAATAATAATTACATTGCCTTCAGCAGTTGGGTCTGGATCAAAGTAAATTGAGGTATTAGCACCAGCCTTTAAGCCTCTGATAAGCGCCACATTGGAATTAGAATTTCCTATGGGATTTATGACTGTGCCTGCATAAATTTCTATAGCACCTGTAGCAAGAACTCCATCAGCGTTATCCACTCTGCCAAAGTCTACAGTTGGAGTAATGGGAATATTAAAACCATTCATGTGTAGGAATGCTTCATTACTTGATAGCTCAGTATAGATATAACCGTCTATGGCTTCTTGACCATCTGAAATTATAAGATTACCAGTAGTAAAATTATATGTACCTGCCATGGCGAAATCAGCATAGTCAGTAACTACAGTGGAATCAGTAGTAATCTGTCCGCTAGTATCAAACTCTAAATTTCCACCCAGATCAGCAAAAATACCAAATGCGTTAGGATTTCCAGGTCCAACCACTGACTGAAATTCTATGCCATCGCCAGCCACCAAATAAGCATCGATTGTGGTGTTAACTCTATCTTCAGTAAACCATAGATTACTTGAACCTTCAGCAATGTCATCAGTGTCTCTAACTAATACCCATTCATTTACACCATCACTGTGTGACCATTCCTTGGCGCTTGAGTTCCACCTTAGGAAACTGTTTGCTTCGCCTGTGGCTACTCTGTCTACTACTAAATGACTGTCTTGTACAGCGTTACCCACATTCATGTAAATGTTGGAGGCAAATACTCTGAGGTCTTGTTTGTTGATAGCATCGATATTACCATCTACAACTAAATCTCCTGACACTGTAAATCCTGGCACAGTAGCATTACTAAGATCTACTAAACCAGTAAATGTTAAATCTTGTTCTATGGTGTTGTCTAAACTTATAACACCATTGACATTATCGTAATTAATATCTCCAGTACTACTGATAGTATTTCTGACTTCAGCTCTGGTGGGTGTGGTATATGTAAACACACCAGGAGTATATGCTAGGTTAGCCGCTGTCCAACTAGTGCCATCGTCAACTGTGACTGCTCCAAGCAATGCTTCCACCGCTGGTTCAAAGTCACTGACCTGGGATGCTGTAATGTTGATTAATATATTTGCGGCTGTGGTAAGTTGTCCCTGTGGGTTAACTGTAAAGTTTACAATGCTATCTGGCTGACCATAGTTACCGTCACCCACTGTGGTATCAGTAATATAAAATTGACCCTGTGGAGTTCCAGCAACACCAGTATAAGTTAATCCTGTGCCAGCACTAAAAATATCATACACTGCGTTTGCTGTGTTGCCTGTGACAATGCCACCAGTAACTTGATCGAATGTGATATCAATAGCCTGGTTTACCAGACTAATAATTCTACCTTTGCTATCAACATCTATACGGTTAGTAGTACTATTGTTTGCGCCATATATGCCTGGTGTAACACCAGTGGGATCTAAATTTAGTGGGAATGTAACTGTACTGCCAGCTTTTATAAATGAATCTGAAACAGGAACAATATCAGTATAACCACCATTATCCAAACTTGTAACATTAAATGTTATGGCTGACGTCATAGCGTATGCCGCACCAGAATTACCAGTCCACAAATTGCCTTCTAAGATACCAATGTTGCTTTCGCTGTTTGTGTTGTCAGCAGGCATTGTATGTATCTTTTGAATTTGTATAGCGCCATTAACAGGATAACCCACTGTTTGGAATCTCATGTATCCCAAGCCAGCATCAGTACCTCTGTTTGTATCGTTGGCACGATAGTGCATCATACCCCAGCCCAACGCCTGTTGGCCAGTGTAATCATATTTAAGAACAAGCTGGGGCACAGCATATCTGCCGTCCTCTCCCTGACTGCCATCACTATTAATAATAAGAGTGTTGGATTCCAGCTTGTTAATGATTTGTGTTGTTTCGATCTGTACAATATTGCCCTTGATTATTAACTCGCCATCAATATACAGCGCATCGTCAGGGGAAATTATTGTTTTATGATTCCATGTATCAGCCATGTGTAAGACCTTTAAGTTCGCTTATCTGTCTATTTATCCGATAATCATTAAGTCATGAAAAAGCCCTCCGAAGAGGGCTTCTTGTTTTGCTTACTTCTTGCTTAGTGGAATGTTACGTTAGCAAGACAGATGCCGTCGACGTAGTCGCCAGCGTTGCCCAGTGAAGAAGCAGTGTTAGTCAACTCTTTGTAACCATAACGTGTCATGAATGATACGACTGGCTCGAAAGTGTTAGGATCCATAACTGGACCTGTGCTCATCAGTGGGATGTATGGGCAGTAGAACGCTGGAGCATCAGTTTCTGATGAACCTTTGTAGCCTACCAAAACCATAGTACCGTCATTTGCGTAGTTGTCAACAAATACACGGAGTGTGCCGTTAAGTGTACCAACAAACTTAGTGTTAGTTGGAGCTTCGAACGAACCTTCAGTAGTACGAGCAAATGTTGATGTAGATGCTGACTGGAGGATTGTCAGTGCTTCTGGTGAAACTACAACGTAGTTACCAGCGCCACGACGTGTACGAGCCGCAATGCGGTTAGCCGAACGGTTAATTTCTGTTGCCAGGATAGCGTGGCGATCGCCAACGTATACTGGTTGATATGAACCTGGACCACCACCTGTTACAGTAGCGTTGTTGTAGCTGAAGTCCATGAAGTCAACAGTAGTTGTACAAGGTGAAGCCAAAGCGCGGAGGCTGTTGATGATCTCTTGGTCGATTTCAACAACAATCTCTTGTGCCAACGCTTGCATAATTTCTGCTTCAACGTCTACACCGTGCATTGCTTCTGCGTCTTGTGCCGCCTCAAAAGTCCAGCGAGCTGAAAGACGTCTTGTCTTAGCTTCTACTGTCTCTTTCAAGATCTGGATGCTCATACGGTGACCTGGAAGTCCTTCTGCAACCGCTGTAGCATCAGGCTTGCCTGAATACTGTGTAGCGAGCGCAAATGGGCTCAGTGCCTCTGTACCAGCAACAACGCCAGCGGCAGTTTCTGCGTAACGTACACGCAGTGTGTGGATCTGACCAACAGGGCCAGTCATAGGCTGTACACCTACCAACTCGTTAGCAATAACGCTAGGCATTACGCGACGAATCAGTGGGAGCATAACCTTGTTAAGGGTTGCAATATTACCAGCAGCCGTTGCACCAGGTGAGGCTGTCTCTGTCAAATACTTCTTAGCATTCTCCAGAACAACATCCATGGTACCCTTACGCTGACCTGTAAGGCCTTCTGTAAGTGCTTCCTTGGTTGCTGACCAGTTGCTTTCAAACAATTTAGCCATTTTAATCTCCTATCAAAGTCCGGCTAACTTACGGATCTCAATGATTTCAGCACTGGTCTCCGCTTCGTTATTTTGAGATTCAGTTAAAACTGTCTCTTCTTTGTTACCAGTTACTTCGCGACTGCTGGTAACCGATTCGTTTAATGCCTTTTTCTTAGTTCTGGGAGCATCTTCACTGATTACGCTAGGTAGGTACTTGTTAAACGCACCTTCCAACCTATCAGTTTTGACACTTTCCAGTAAGTCAGACATGATTTCTTTCTTCTCTCTGCTCAATGGCTTCATCAACTCATCAAGTTTCTCTTTACGAGCATACTTGTCCTCAGATACTCTCAATCTGCTTTCTGTGAGTTGTACTGCTTCCTCACGTTGATTGATCTTAGCTGTGGCTTCAGCAAGTTGTGATTTCATTTGAGCAAGTGTTTTCTGGAACTTGCGGATCTCCTTGGTTTCGTTCAGGTACGATGTATTGTATTCTGAAGCAAAAGCCTCGAAGAGTCGACGTCCAAAGTCGTTCTCGCGGGCGGCGGTGATGTCTTCCTTGAAAGTATTAATTTCTGAAGCCATGGTAGAGTTGACAACTTTCTCAACTTTCTCAGCGGCTCTGGAAATAAAGTCCTTTTTAGTTTCAGCTAGCTGACGCTTGCCTTCACGGACCATTTTAACTTTCTGTTCTACCAACGCTTTCTTGTCATCGTGGAACTCAATTAGCTCTTCAGCAAGTTGATCTGATACAAAACCATCCAACTTGTTGAGGTGCTCTGAGACACGAGTACGGTCTGCGTGTAGCTCCTTGACTTCTTTAGCTACAGCTTCTGTAACAAATCTGTCAAGAATCTTGGCATGTTCACCAATAGCCTTGCGATATTTAACTCTTTCTTCAGCCAGGGCGGCCTTGTCTTCTGCTAGTTCAGATACTTCAGCTTCAACTCGTGTAGAGATAAAGTTATCAACTGCTTCCACAATCAATCCCTTATCGTGCTCATAACGCTGAGCAAACTCTTCACGAAGTTCTGCCGTCATTTCTGTGCGGGCTTCGTCAAGGCGTGACTCCCAGGCTTCCTGTAGGGTAGACTGTGCCTCTTCAGACAAGTTAGTACCTTCCAGGAGTTCATTAAATGTCACTGCCATTACTATCTCCTATTACTTGAGATTTAATTCCCTTATGAATGACTCGAGGCCCTTCATAAGGTGTTTTTCTGCGCTTTTATCGTGTGTTACTGCGGCGGCTGTTCTGTGAAGAACCGCACCGCCACGCATATTAAACAAACTCTCATAGACTGGCTTAGGGTAAGCATCTGGGGCACTGGGCTGTGCCACAATGTCCACTGTTACGCATTCGAAGCCATCAACAATGCCGCTATCGCTGACATTGCCTGAGCCTCTGCTACTTACACCCAGTGCCGCACCTGCTTTCATTAAAGCTGATGCTATGTTACCCATGGGCGTTTCTATGAGTTTTAGTTTTCCTATACCATTGTTACCGTCCATCCACATATCTTCGATGATGTGACTAACACGGTCCAGGTTAATTTGTAGTTCTGGTGGATGATCCAGCTCGCCCATTACGGTCTCGCCTCTGCGGATCCTCTCATCAATCTCGTCTACTGCTTTCTTGATTTCTTCCAGGGGATAAACTCTGCCGTTTTGATTGCGTTGTTCAGCCTGTACAAAGATACCTTCCATGCCCAGTGACTTCTTGCCGTCTTTGCCTTCAGATTCGAAGATTCTGACTTTAGCGTCCCTGGGATTTATGTATTCAAACAGTTGACGTGACATCCATAACTCCTATTAGCTTGGTTGCTTGGTAAATGGTGACTTGCCATTTGATCCATCAGCACCGGGGTTTGGCACAGATAACTTGGCTTTAGTCTGTTGTGGAGCATTTGACTTATGGTCAACGTTAATGTTGTGGTCACCTGGATCTTGTGGGTTGCTTGAACCCTTTTCACCGTGATCACCTTCACCGCCGTCAGTCATATGTACTGGCTTACCACCTTTTCCACTCTTAGCACCTGGAACCTTAGTAAAAGGGCTCTGGTTATTGTCAGCACCTGGATCAGGTACGTTCAATGATGTAGTGCTTTGTGGTGATGTTTGATCGCTTAACTTTGTAGCTTCTTCCAAAGTATCAAAGTCTTCGTCTAAATCGTATTCAGATTCTTCAATTTCATCAGCGTCGAAAGCAAGTTCTTCCGCGTCTGCATCCATGGCGTCATCTCTGGCATCTTCAGCATCGTCTTCAGCTTCGTCATCGTCTGACATCAGCTTTTCAAATTCTGCTTTAAGTGCTTGAAG